TCGTAGGAGCTGAGGCCAGCGGATAGGCCAGCGCCCAACTAGTTGCGCTTCCATCTCCTATTTTTGTATCAGAGAAGATAATCGTATCCACCACACCAATCACATTTTGCCGGTTGCGGTACAGCGTCCCGACGCCGTTAGAGACCTTGAGACCTACCACTAGAATATCTTTTGAGGAGAGCGGCCAGGGTGCCGGCGTCGTCTTCCTCTGCTGAAAAAGCAAGGCTTTTGCTTTGGTGATATTCCACAGATAATCTGATTTCTTCGCCAGGTCATTAATATTGCCTGAAACAAAGGTTTTTGGCGTGTAAGCGACCGATGGAACAAGCGTACCAAGCCCGATACTTGGGCCCGTCGCAGCCATCGCGAGTTCTTGCATAGCAGGGGTTGCCGTTGGGTCCGTGCTGGTCAACGTCACCTTTGTATAAGCTGACAACGCGCTTACATCCTGCCCAAGAGGCTGTATCCGTAGATCACTCACATAGGTCGTTCCGCCATCATTGGCAAGGCCACAACTGCCAGCAGCAAGCGGCGAGCCATCGGTCGAGGTGAAGATTTGAATGCCATCAAAGAAGACCGTGATCACGCCTGCCAGCATGGTTACGCGAACCGCGTGATAGGTGCCTCTCGGAAACGTCACCATTTTATCATTCACATACGACCGTGTGCCACTCACACATTTAAAGAGCGCAATGTCGTTTGGCGTATTAAAGCTACTGGCATCATTCACAATGAGTTGATAATAGCTATCATGCGTCCCGTTCACGCGCCAACACAAGCCGCCTACATCCGTCTGGCTCATGATCGCGGTCATGTCCAGATCCCCTGCTGTGATGCTCGTATAGAGCAACATGGCTCGTGAGCCCCCTACCAAGCTTATACGGCTATTGGCCGTGTCCCAGGTATCTGTAGAAGCTGACCCTGTGGTCGGTTGAAAGGTCTGGGTATAATTGGCGCTACTATTCACCGCAAAATTGTCCAACGTTGGAGCAGGTTGTGGCGTGAGGCCGTTTATCGCGCCTCCATTCGCCACACTCGTATAGGTGATGTTGTCGGTGCTTGTAGCCACGGCCACGCTTGTACTCGCTGGTGTCGTGGCCGTCCAGTTGACACCTGACGCACCAAGTCTCCCGACGTTTGCGAGGGACAGGGCAGGGGAGACACGTGTCCCTGTGGCTGAGAACGCACCGAGTATCCTGACCGTAAAATTATTAATGGCAGGTAAGCTGCTAGCAGCCGTTGTGGTCAAGGTGACTCTCATCGTGAGATTGACGCCTGACAGGCTTTGATTGGCGGTGAAATTCGGGATAGGCGAGCCGTTAGTACAAGTCTGCCAGGTACTACCTCCGTTAATAGAGGCCTCCACAAGGAGCGTGGACTGGCCACTTGACTGATCTTGCCAACTAATCACGCTTGTGCCATAGGTCCCAGCAGAGGTTAATGACTGCGCCGAGCTGACCCACGTTCCTGTGGTTGTCGCCATGATCCCGAAGTTATCGAGAGCCGCCACAAAGACGCTGCCGAGCGTATTGCGGTTCCTGAAGCCAACCATACCCGCCGCCGTAAAGGTGCTGTCTGTGGTGTTGATGAGCAGCACCTCATTCAAATAGATCTTATGACTGCTTCCTACCACCACCACTTTCATGCGGTACCAATTTCCACTGGTCAAGGTCAATGCGACTGGCGATCCCGTCACCGCCGTAAACGTTCCACCGCTACTACTATTGCCGCAGTGGAACAGCGCCAAGCTTGTCGGTTGTAACTCAATCACATACGCCGGACTCCCGTCAGGATTACCCCAATTGGCGCTTGGCGTCCGATAACACAAGCCAACCTTCACCCCGGTCGTCACCTGCACATCAAACTCACACGTAAAATCGGCAAAGTTTCCTGCAAAATCGAAACGGGACCGCACTTCATTGGTCGCAGCACACTGCAACGTGAATGTTCGATTGGTACAGACCTGAGCAGGGGAGCCGTTGCCAAAGAGCGTCATATTGGCTGTTGAGCCATCGTCAAAGTTCCTGACAGTGCCATTTAAAGAGAGATTATTGCCGGTCAGATTCGCTGTATTGGTGAGCGTGTTGCCGGTGGTCCAGCCTGCCCCGGTAACGATGGAATAGAGAATATCCGTCTTCGTCGCATTGTAGGAAGGCATCACCTGGAGCGTTACCGCAGAAAGAATTGGCGTCACCTCTGGTGTTCCGCCAACCACACTCCCAAATTCTTCACGAAACATCAGACTCGCCCCTGCTATGCCGAGTCCCGCTGGCAGGTCCGGCAAAGGCGCATTGTTCGTACAGGCAATATAACTCGCCCCGGTATCTATGCTGTACTTTAAGGTGAAGGTCGTATTGGTAGGCAAGCTCACTTGATAGTTTAGAAAGCTTGATCGAAGGATCTTCGCCGCATCTATCGAATAGGCCGTCGAGACGCGATAGCTATTCGACGTTTTCGCATTCTGATTGGTCAGGTCATAGGTGTTGACGACTGTGACCATCGTAGAACTGTACCCGTTGTTTTGGAGTTGCTGAGCAGGAGACACTTGCAGGGTGCCATTAAAAAAATTGGTGATCGGGACACGAGAGACATCGGTATAGAAGAGATTCTTGATCCAGGCGGTATAAACGCCGGTCTTATCTCCCTCGATGCCAATGGAGAAATAGCTGATCGTCTTGCCAGAATAATTGCCCAGAAAGAAGTCACGGTGATACCATTGCCCCGTTGCCAACCCCGTCAGATCATTTTGCGGATGAGGCGCAATATTTTGCACATCAGTATAGACAGCCGTATCACGCCAGGTCGTCCCGTCCGAAAAGACCATATCCACGGCTATTTTTGCTTCAGGACAGCCTGGATCAATCCAGATGTCATAGTCGATGAAGTTTGACGCCCCGATGAGCTGCGAGCCTGCCCAAATCTTCAAATAGGTGTACGCATTCCCAACGCCCGGAACGCTTTGTGTGCTCTGGACTCTTAATGCCTTCGTCGCAGTCGGTGTGAGCGTGTTGCTACTGGCCGTGCAATTGGTCAGTGTGCCACTCGCAAAATTAGCCGTGGTGTTCTCAGTAATTGTCACCTGAGTGCCTGCCAGGGCAAGCTCTAGATCATTCGCGCTGGTTGCTGTGGTGTTCGTCAATGTCCCAGAGGCAAAATCAGCCTGAAGCGTGTCATTTTCAATCGCATACGCGGCAGTGACGCCTTCCGCCGCCAAAATTTGCTTCACCATATCCGCAACCACCACGCCCGCATAGAGCCCAAAATAATTCTTGGTGATCGTTCTTTTATCGGCCCACATCACCGGGTCCATACATTTGATCGAGTGCTGGATCATCCCGCTAGACCCTGGTAAACGGCTCTCATCTGAGGTATCCACAAAACCAAAGAAGAGGTTGCCAGCCACACTATCCGTGATCTGCACGACCTGCCCATAGGAAAAGTGCAGGCCAGTCGCATCTTGCACGATAAACGTGCATTGACTGCGTTGCTCAATAATATCGGTAAAGCGAAAGCTTCCGTCTTTGATGTTGATCGTTGTTCCGGCGATTGTGCCGGTTATAGCCACAATCGCCATTAGTGCCTCCATCCTTGCGAACGTAGTTGACTGAGCTGGTATTCAGCCATCGCATGACCAATTTCATGTTCATTCATGACGAAGGTTGCGTAGATCGTGCCTCCACCTCCGCTAGAAGGCCCAGCAGGGGCACTGCCTGAACGACTAGAAGACATCGGATAGACACTTGAACCCCTCGGAAGCTGAAGGAGTTCCGGCCCTTTTTCGCCCACAAGGGCTAATCCTCCGCCAAAATTCTCAACGCCAGAACTAAACCCAGGAATACCAATGCCGTGCGCGATGCTTCCACCAATATTCCCAGCATTCGAGATGGCCGTATTAATCATGCCGCCAATATCGCCCAAAATGTTCCCGATAAAATTCTTGGCATCAACAAAGGGCTGAATAAAGGTGTTGTACAGCCAATGGCCAACATTGGCCACGACGATTTTGATCTGGTTGAGTTTATCCTGGATAATAAATTGGATGGCAGCCCAATACACCTCTGCCATCGTTTTCATATATGCGATCCGGTCCGTGAAAAATCCCCCAATACTATGGATCATTCCCATAAACCAGCCACTAAAACGGTCCCACTGGACCTGCAACCAATGCGAGATTTCTCCCCAATGCTGGACAGCAAGGATAATCCCGACGACCACCAGGGCAATGACGGCCCCGATCAACAAAATTGGCCATGCAGCGGCCAGGGTCGCAATGGCTGCGATGGTCGCCTCAGCCGCCCAAGCCCCGAAACCAATAACCAACTCAGGGATCGCAGTAAGCGCTGTCATAATCGCGGCCGCATTCATCGCAATCACAATGAAGGTCAAACCAACCAACACACCGCCTAAAATGTCGGCTGCAACCTGATTCTTCATAAAGAAGTCCGTCACTTGCGCCCCGAATTTCACGGTATTCTGTACCCCGGTTGCGACCGTTTGGAAGCCCGTACCAACAGCACCAATCCCCTTTTCCAGGCCATGCGTCTGACTTTCCCAGTTCATAAACCCCTGTGTCAGAGGCGTGACTGTCTTCAACACGTTATTAAGGACTGGAAGCAGAGCATCACCTAAATTAATTTTCATGACGTCGGTCGCCGCGCTGGCCTTTTGCATCTGGAAGTTGAACCCCTGCTGGGTGGTCGCAAAAGCCGCCGTCTCCGCTCCACCATTCGCCTGTGCGCCTTTGAGGTCCGTCAAGGCCTTATTGTAGCCCTGCGTATCACCAGACAAGGCCTGGAACGCCTGAGCCGCGTTACGGCTCCCACCAAGCACGGTCTTGAGCTGGTCCATATGGCCTTGCATCAGGCCATTCAAGGTATGCACCTGGTCGCCCAAATTCATTGCTTTAAACTTGACCGGATCAAAGCCTTCAATGCCAAGCTTGCTCAAGTGTTTTCCAAGCTTATCGGTATTGCCATCAAACTGCACGAGCAGGTTCTGCAAGCTTGTTCCAGCTTGCGCAGCAGAGGGGAAACCATTATTCGAAAGTGTATCGAGTGCAGCATTGGTATCTAAAATAGAGACGTTATAGCCGTGTGCCGTCAACGCCACTTTACCGATGGACTGCGAATAAGATTCCATCGTGATTTTTCCATCACTAACGGCCTTGGTCATGATGTTCGAAACATACGCGCTCTCGCTCGTGGACAGCCCGAACGCTTTCACCTCGGTCGTGAGGCCTTTGGCGACCGTGGTTGTCGATGTAAGATCAGTCGCTGCCATCTGAGCCGAGAGGCGCAGCGTGTCGATTCCTTGCTTTCCCGCAAACCCAGCACTCTCGACAAAAAATAAACCGTCGGCAAGGTCTTTCGGTTTCTGGCCGACATCAATCGCCATCTGCTTGACAGAACTACCCAGGCCGCCGATCTGGTCCGCTGAAACCCCGGCTTCGGCCTGGATCTTGAGCATTGACTGCTGGAAATCACCACTGGCTGAGATCGAATCTTCCCCCAACTTCAGAGCAGCTCCCCCGGCAAGCGTTAGACCCCCAGTCAGAGCGCCCGAAAAATTGCCAGACCCGAGATTCTTCAGAATCCCTTGTGCCTGGCCAATTCCCGATTGCAGGTTGGTTAAATCGGCCCCGAATGAAACAGTCATCGAGCCGAGCATACCGCCGCTCATAATTTATACGCCTCCCAGTGTCATGGTCTTTGAATTTCCAGCAGGCTGATTGCCCTTGTTCCGTGCCTCTTTGACTTCCTGATCGATCTGGCTGAAATAACCCAGCCATTCATTGAATTTGCGATAGCCAATATGCTTGAGCATTTGATCAGGGTCGATATAGCCTAGTTCGTGGGCAAGTCTGAAAGAGAATCGACGGCGACCGTCGAATTGGTCTGATTCGGGATCGAATTTTTTTTAGCGTCCTCAGCCGATTTCTTGTTCAAACCAGAGAGGTTGATCGATGCCTGTGCAGCAGTAAATGCGGCATTGAGGCTCTTCGAAGCAACAAAATCACGATCAGCATCACTGAAGACAAGTGCCTTGTCAGGATGATCATTATTGCGAAGCGTGTGCAGAAGAATGGCCATCATGAGCTTCTTCTGATCTACGGTTTGTGCTTCCTTGTCCGTACAGGCCATGATCAGATCTGCACCCTCGCCGAACGGAAGTTCTCTGATAATGAGATTGGCTTTATCCAGCCCCTTGATACCAACCGTTACCGGCTCTTCCGCCAGTTCACTTTCCATCCATGCTTGTCGGATTTCTTCATTTGTCATACCCATGAGTTTTATTTCCTTTTCAATGAATCTATTACGATGCAATATAGTAGAGCTGACCATCAACCTCAAAGTCCACGTCTTCCGTCACGAGCGCGTTCACCGCAAACTTCAAGTGATCCTGCTTCGTGCGCACGTAACCAACATACCGTTGGTTCGCGTTTGCCCCTGAATAGGCGATCAAGATGAGCCGTGTGGCGTTGGTGACGCCCCCGGCCAGTGAGTTGTCTACCCATAATTTGCCGAGTTTGACTGATGCCCCGGCAAGGCTTGCGACCCGCGTCATCCAAGGACTAGGCGGATTTGTGATGACGGTCGAATCTAACGCGGTCACATTTGGATTCATCTCCACTGACTTCGCATTTCCTAAGAACGAGAACGGATAATACGCGCCGATGGAAATCCTACAGCCGGTTGATGTACCGAGCAGGGGAGCCGTCAAGAACACCTGCCCAATTGGATAGTTGATTACAAATCCACTGCTCTGAGTTGTCCACGTGAAGCCTGCTTGCGCTTCTGTGATGACCACATCAGGACTGGTTCCACCTGTGAGACTTGCTGTTCTCGTGATCAATGTCTGAGCCGCAAAGCCTTTGGCACTGACAAACTCCACGGTAAACGGTGTCCCAGGACCAGGGCCGCCTGTCACCAAAGCGTTGCTAGCGCCTATGCTTGGAAGCGCCTGCAAAGCCGTCTGGACCTGCGCCGCTGTGGCATTCCAGTTCAATGCGCTTGTGGTATTCCCACCGAAGCTGAGCGTAAACGTGCCGCCCGTCGGTGCTCCGGTGATTGTCACCGTTTGCACCTCGTCGCGTTCAACCTGCACGACGAACGCCGTGTCTTTATCCCATTCAACCTTTGCGCTCGTCGGCTCATTGAACGTCTGATGATCTCCAACGTCGGTAAGCACCTCGTTGGTGAGCGCCAATGAAGGCGTTGAGGTGATGTAAAGTTGTGCTAAGTAACCCGCGAGTGCTGCCATACATCACCCCTATGCCACAAAGACCAAAGCGCCGGTCGAGTCGCCATCAAACGTGATGTCGGCTTTGTTGTTGACCGGGAATTTCAAACCTTCTTGTTTGAGAATGATGCTCCCACTATAGCGCGTGGTTGGGACCAATCCTTTCGGCGCGACCTGCCACTGGACAATGCTCCCCGGCGTGGTGATCATCGCTGCCTGAAGTGATGCCTGTTGTGCGTCAGACATATTGAAGTTACCGGCAAGCTTGAGCGAATAATCCGCCAAGCCGCCAATACGGTCCATCCATTGATGCCCGAGCTGCGTCACATCGTAGACTTGCCCATTGATCGTAATCTCAGCAGAGGTAAGATCTCCGACGGTTGCCGGCGTACCACCAATCTGCACAATACATTGCCATCCCGCTTGAGCCATATTCGTTACTCCTGTGAAAATGTTTTGTATCGAACGACACCGTGTAGCGTCAGGCCGTCTGGGTCTTCAAACACATCAGACCAATCAAACATAGTGAAGATGTGCGTCTGCGTCGCCATACTTAACGGCTGCCAATCAAAAAGCACATTGAGCCGCGCCATCATGCCTTCCACGTTCTTGGTGCCAAGCGCCCTGGACCAGATATGAACCCAAACGGTATCGTCATATCCTCGCCGGCCGAAGGTGTTGTTGGGGCGCTCCTGGATTTTGCCGAGCGTGATATAGTCAAATGCCTGATTTTCAGGCACCCCACGAATATCAAACACACCGACCACTCCCAGGCTGGCAAGGGTTGCATCTACGACGCCTCCTGGCCTGAGCTTCGCATCAAATGCCGCATGAAGCTCACCACGCGCCGCCTGTGTACTCATATCGTGATGTCCCCGGCCAAAATGCCGTGAATATCTTCCAAGAGCTTGTAGGCGTTATCCTCAAAGGCCGGATAAAGGAATGGCTGAGCTGCCATTTTGCTCGTTCCAAGCTCCTGAAACCAGGCATATCCGTCCGCCTGGTAGTCGCCATAGTCATAGATCTTATCTGTAGTTTCGCCATCGCCATAGACCACCGCCGCTAGCAACTCACCAACAATCATATGGCCACTGGCCTTCAAATCGCCGGTATCAACCGGAACCATATATTGACTATCCTCAAGCGTGTTGCGTGCAGCGGTCACAATGGCCTCCAGGATCAAAATCGACATCGTCGTCCCGACTTTGCCGAGCACGTTAATCACTTTGTCCTGGCCCAGAAGATTAAAATTCAGTCCATCTGCCATCTATGCCACGCTCCCTTTTGCTTGCAGTTCTTCAACCAACAACTCGATGACCTTACGGGCCTCGGCTGGCACTCCCACCCACCTGATGTTATAGGTCTTCGATTTGTAGCGTATTCGCATCGCAGGGGTGATATTCACCGTCTTTCGGTAGCGAAGCAAGACACGACTATACGCATTTGGATAGACCTGCTGAGCAAAGAAGATTTCTCTGCCTTTCCACGGCTCCATATGGACCCACACCGTCCCCGCAAACACATTTGACCAGCCAGGGACCAATCCGCCTTGCCCGTCTGATGTATTTGTGGGCTGCTCTATCGTGACTTTGCGATCGAAGTATTCCGCCTTCGGCTCGATGTCGTCTTTTGTTGTAACCTGGAAGCCGCCCATTACAGACCCCCATCTGCTCTATGGCCGATGAGCCGCATAGTGAGGCCGTCAGGCAGAGGATCGCCTTCCCGGTGGTCATACCAGTAGGCAATCGTTGCCATCAGGTCCTGTTTCAAGTCATAAGGCAAAGGATAGGTATTGGTGTACCCTGCGGTATACGCAAACTGCCAACGATAGACAATCAGCGGCGCCTGAAAGTAGATCCGCCCTGGTTCCCTGGTCGTGTCGATAGACCAATTGACGGTGACACCATCCGCTGCGATCTGTGGCAGGTTCGTAAAGTTTGGTGTGCCATCACTCGTATTGATTTGGAAGACCGTGAACTGCGTCCCAACAGACTGAACAGCTTGAAGCGGTGCCATCGGGAGTTCAAAGAAAAACTGAGAGATGCCGAAAGGATTGGCTCCGAGCTGCTGTTCATAGTGATAGAAGTTTTCTTGGGCATCATCAATTGGGCCTGACAACACACCGCCTGGAGGCCTGTCAATGATGAATTGCGCCAGGATGGACTGTGTTGCGAATGCCCGGCTAGTCACATGCTCGCAGTGCTTGCGAGCAGCCGTGATCAAGCGCGTGATCTGTGCATCGTCGTCACCTGAATCGACACGCAGATAATCACAGGCCTCAGCAAGCGTGACCGGCTCAACCGTTGGCTCGGTCACCACGCGATAAGAGATAGACATCGCAACACACTCCTTTCCTAATGGTAGCTATTAGGGGTCGCCCCCGTTGGATCGTTGGGGACGTTCTGTACAACCAGAATCGGCCCATTGGCGAACTGATCGTCTCCAGGATTCAGGAAGACGGACAGGATAAGCCCGCCCTCCTGCACGCTGGATACAATGGCCGCCCGTGCGTCTCCTCGATCAGTGATATACACAACAATCGTTCCGAGTGTTGGCATGATCTACTCCTATACCGCCGCTGGCATCACACGAGGCTCACCGAGTACCCAGAACGCGGTATGTTTCGCGCCGGTTGTGGTTCCTGCCACCGTCAATACCACCTGCAAGAAACGCTGACCACCCAGATACCCAACACGCTGATTGAGCGCTGTGGCCGCCGATGAAATGGCCGCTGGCTGGCTCCCTGAAGCACTTTGCGTGATAGGCAGGCCTCCGACGCTATTTGCTGTTTCCAACCTGGACAGGTCAGAGGCTGCAACCGCTGTGAATGCGCCCGGTGAGCCGCTCCCGTTGTCAGGCGCTTCATTGATGACATACGTATGTGTGCCATCGGTCCAGGCACCAGCCAGGATATAGAGCGTGGCCGCGTTGTATTTCGACAGGTCTATCGTCTGGCCTGTGTAGCTATTGGCTGCAAGCATCGCTGGTAAGTTGGCCTGTGGTCCGGCGAATATGGCCGTCCCAAGTTTGTTTACATTATCTCTCAAGTTCGTATTCTCCAATCGTGTGAAGTCAACCCATAAGCGACTTCACACGATTTCAGGAATGAATTTACAATTAGCTCACAGAGCACTTTATAACTCGAAATGCCTCTGGTATCAAAACATCTCCGCCATGTCTATTCCTGGCGATGAACCCAACCAGACCCTGCAACGCAAAGAGTTCATCGAGCTGGCGAACACTGAAATTTACCCCTGCTCGGTCGGCGATGAGGTAGTTCGAGAAGTCACCAAGAATGATTGGAAAGTTATTCGTGCCGAGTTCGTCCATGTCTGGCATTTCAATATACTGGAAATCGTAGATCGTCGGTGGCAGGTTGGCGCCAGCAAATGGCTGCCACAATGGTCGGCCCTGCGAGTCCTTGAAGAGCCTGAGAATACCAAGTGTCGTCCTGGTCAAACACCAACGCATCGAAGGCGACGTGGTATAGACCGTTTTCAGATCATGCAGCGCATTGATCAGACAGTCACCCTGATTGTTGGTTGCAAGGAAGCCAGATGCCGCGCCGGTGGGAATATAGGGGATGTACGTCAACCCGGTCTGCTTGCCTGTTGGGGTCGCGGTCGCATTATATGCCAGCGATGAAGAACCGCTATAAGCCATAATGCCGCGTGGCTGGCCATTGCCGTTGCCACGAATGAAGGCAGTACCTTCCCGCTGTGCGAACTTCAGGGCAAGACGGCCCCTCAAAAAGCTCTCAAGCGGGAACATCGAATCTTCCATATTTTGCTGAGAGAGCTGCAAGAAGCCACGCATCTCATGCACCGGAATGTTAAGCATTCCCAGGGTTGGATCACCACTCTGGGCAAACGTCGCTTGCTCTGTAGCGTAGTAGGCTGATGTGTCATTGAGCAAGTTGGGATACTCCACCTTTTCGCCAGAAGTCTGTATAACCGTACTAACCTGCCTCATCGGGCTGATCAGGATTTGGTAGGCCTTCAAGGTATTCTGAAAATCGACTGAGGCGAAAAAGCCGCCAGTGGTCGCATCGCCGGCATAGAGGGCTTTCCTCTCCTCAGGCATATGCTGGTAACTGACGTGCAAAAGCTCTTCAGGTGAAAGCACTTCATAATTGATACGCCCACCGTTACCCAGTGCCTTGTGAGACCGCAGAAGTTTCAAGAAGGCTTTCGTGCCTTCATTCTGCATTAACTTGTCTTCATGGTCTCCGAAAAGCTTAGATCGCTTCTCTTCGATCTGCATCTCTTTGATGCGATCCATCAGCGTATCCATGCGAGCATTCAGCGCGTCTACCGCCGCCTTGCTCTCAGCAGGGACAGCTCCGCCTTTTGAGACCAGATCCTCACGGATACGCTTATTTTCCTTGTCCAGATCATCCACACGACCACTCAGGTCTTTGAAAACGTTCTGGACCTCCGCCATAATGTCCGTCATTGTTGGCATAATCGTTGTTCCTTTTAAAACTTATTTGTTGATATGTTGTCGAAGGGTCGCGAGCTGCGCCATTGCTGCCGAGAGATCAGTATCGACGGAGGATGAGTGATCTTTCTGCTCCAGGTGCTGTTTTAGCGAGCTGGATTTTTCAGGCGTTCCCGGATCGGTTGTGTACGCCGCTTCTGAGCCACCTAGCACCGTTGCCAGGTCATCGGCTGCGCTGTGTATCGCCTTCACATGCTTATTCACGGCTGTTTTATGTTGATCGGCCATATCGTGAAGGCTGTCGATATGTGCCTGAATGGAGTCTTTTTTGCCTTGTGACATACCGCCCGCTTTGTGTCCTTCAGGACCATCAGCAGACATCAAACCATAATAATTGGAGCCCGAGGTGCTATCTGCCAGGTACTGCTTCAGATTGGTATCAATGCCGCGCTGCGTCATCGCCATCATCGCCTCGGTGAACTGGGTACAGGAAGCGCGCATATCATCCATTGGCGTGTCACCAATAGAGAAGGCATCACGGAAGGCCTGACCCAGCGCAACATAGACGTCCCACAAATCTTCCAGGACATCAGAGGCCAGCGAATCGTTATAGTGCGAATTAAAATCTTTCAATTGTTTTTTTAGTTCAGGCATGATAAATGTCCTTTTATTGGTAGGATTCGCATCTTGCCGCTTCACATCAACAACCGTCGCCTCTGGATTTGCGGCAAATGTCACCAGACTGATTTCCCAAAGCCGAATTTCTTTCAGATAACGAATGCCATCTTTGTATTCCGCGCCGCCTTTGGGTACGTCATAGCCGATAGAAGATTGATACAGGATGCCCATCTTCGCATTGCTATATTGCTCTCGCCCCAACTGCGTCTCCATATTGCACTGAGCTTCGTAAAGCAACCCAAAATCATCCTCTTGCGCCTCTTGTATTCCGCCAAGAATTGATTTCTCGTCGTGCTGGAAAAGATACGGATAGAGCCACGGTTGCTTTGATTTCCGTTGGGATGAAAGCGTTCTCTTATATGCGCCAGGCACCACAATATCGCGATAGCTATCTTCGTTGCCAAATTTGGATGCATACGCCTGAATGAGACCTTTGGAATCATCAACCGCTTTCACGCGAAATCGTTCATCAAATGATTGCGCTCCATAGAGCACGGCTTTGGTTTGATACGTCATTTATCCAAGTCTCCTCATGAATTCGCGATACTGTTCGCGCGCTTTCTCCTGGTCTGAAAGATCACGTTTCACTCGAAAGTCGTACATCTTCCGTGGGGCTCGCTCTACTTCCTTCTCCACTGGTGCCACACTACATTCACAATTTGGATGTGCCGGCGGTAAGATATGCCCTGACGAAAACGGCTGACCTAGCTCCCTGATTTCTCCCGCATTCACAATGCAGGTATCACAGGTGCCGTTGCCATTCCTCGTCAGCGTTTTCCACTCCACTTGGCTCACGCCCTGCCCTTTGAGCAAAGAAAGTTGCGAAGCCAGGTCATCCGGCTGATACACGCCGTCTTTATCCATGCTCTTCTTTGGTGCTGGCAATTTGGGCTTCGGTGCTGGGATCGCTGGCAAACTTGGATGTGTGACCGTGCCTTCCACTGTGGTACCCGGTGGAGGCGTACCTTCAGGGACTGGCATTGGCGGCTCGGCAGGGGCAGTCAGGCATTGCTCTGCATACTCTTCAAGTTTGTCTGCTGGAATGATCAGATCTTTAATGCGGTACACATTGCCCTGTGGATCTGAAGGAATCCCAATCTTTTCCTGATAGGTCGCAAGCGTACAGCCGCCTGCTAAATAGATCTTTGTCCACCGATCAGCCTTCGCGCTTTCCTGCGCTTGCATGACTTTCTGAATGGTCTCAACTGATTGCTTGTCGTAGCCAAGAACCGCATTCTTCAGGTCTGGATACATCGGAACTAACCAACGATTCCAAGTACCTGAGACCTTATCCATCAAAGGAAATATGCACTCGGTATAGCTGCCATAGACGGCTTGTTCAAAGTTGTCGTAAGTCGAGGCACTCGTATCACCTATGACTTGCGGTGCTAGGTTGTAAATATTGGCCGTCTGAGCCGAGTTGTACCCCTGTCCTTCTAAAAAGGCCATCTGAGCCGGAGGCACCATATAACTTTCGAACTTCAGGCCGCCATCCAGCACAGGCGCCTTCCCAGCATTCTTGAAGCCGTTGTACTTCTTATTAACGTTCTGCTCTAATGTCTCTCGCTCTTTTTTTCCAAGCAGAGCAGGGGTAACCCAGGCGCCTGGTGGTTGCGCCATGTTCTGCGTAAGCGCAAGATTCCATTTGCGATAGGCGAGGTTCATATCCACGAAGATGCCGGCGACTTCCACCGGACTCAGGCCATACAAATCGTCATCTGGATTCCAGAATTTGGTATGCCCGATTGAGCTTGGCTCGAAGCCCACGGCTGGCTCATTGATTTTGTAGTCGTAGCGCACAATCCCACGGCGGGAGGGCACGATATTAATCATGTCCGGTCGCAGCACCCAGAGCTCGTCAGGAGGTCCACTTTTAAAGGCCTGGAGCGCATATTGGTATGAATTGCCAATCAAAAGCGTATAAGCACACACACTTTCAACATAGTCATTGCCTGACATATCCTTGTTTGGATGCAATAGCAGATCCAGCAACGGATGAGAGGTGATTTCTCGTTTCTTTGTCGCGTCTGTATACAAAGCAAGCCTGATACCAGCAGCGTTGCGAGCCGCATAGCTCACGCATTTATGCACAGTGTCATTGCGTCGGTAGCCTTCCTTCATAAAGGCTTTGGGGTTGGCTTGCATCTGCACAGGTTGAGGCAGACCGCCATATTCTTGATATTGCAAATAGGCCGGATTGCTCTTTTGTTCGCGAGGAAAGCGCGAGCGCGCCCACTCAATAAGCCCCATCGTTGCCTCCCATCATTGAAGCAGCATAGGCGAATGGATCGCTTTGCAGGATCGCGATCTGCTCAAAAACCGTAAAGTCATCGGCCTTTTTTACAATAGTCTCGTCTTCTTCCGGCACTATTGGCCCCTCAATCGGATCTGGAATATCATCCTCGTACGCCGCGTCATCGGAAAGCGGGCCACGTGAACGCACCACGATGCTGGCCAGGGATGTCATATCCACCTGGTCCTTCTTACTCGACTTGGGGAATTTATAAAGTTCTGGGCGATACTCAATAAGATAGTCTGCGCCTTCCAGGAAATACATCTTGCCGTTTTGCTGCCAAATTGACGCCGCCGAGGCACGCGTTACCTTGTCGTGTTGAGGAGTGAACGGCCTGCATGGTATACCTTTATTCACCAAATCCTGAATAAGCGCCGTCTGGTAAGCAATTTTTTCACTTGCCACAAATTCAGCCACTGCATCATAGAATTCTTCTTCGATTTCGTCCTGCTGATCTGGATGCGACCAACGATCACGTCGTATCTGAAGCAGAAGCAAATCTTTAATTGGTGTCACTGCCCAAGAGCCGATCACGGTATAATCTGCGCTCTCTTCTTCAGAAATAGCAGGATCGACCGCAACAAACACAAAACAATCCTTTTTCAAAACGGCTCTATCACCCTTTGGAGTATGAAGGATGTAACTATCACGCGTGATTGAAAAGAGCCGTTCATGCTTCTGCTTGAACGTACCGCCACTAGCAGGCACGGGGCGCTGTCCATACAATGCGGCATACGCGTACGGTCCGTGTCGCTTCTTCGCTTTCTCAATCACGCTTTGAGGAAATTTCTCTCTCCAGAGCAACTCACCATCTACCTTGCGGGGATCTGTCCAGAATTCATTGCCTGATGAAAGATAGGTCTTGCAGGCACTGCCCTCTTCATATTCAGCAGGTAGATTGAGATGCACCCATTCATCCCCATCGTTGGTTTCTAGGATGTGGCCACTCACATCCTGCTCATGGATACGCTGGCCAACAACCACCATCGCACCAGTTTGCTGATCATTCAGACGCGTGGACCAGGTATTATCAAACCAATCAAGTGCAGCTCCCCGCTTCACATCAGATTCTTTTTCATCAATATTATGAGGATCATCCAAAATCAAAATGTCGCCACCCTCACCAGTAGCAGCGGAACCAACTGAAACCGACATGCGATAGCCGAGCTGATTCGTCTCAAATTTCATCTTGGCATCCTGATCATTGGTGAGCCGAAACACCTCACCATAACGATCTTGGAACCAGGGAGACTTAATCAACCGACGCGCCTTCACATTATCACGTGTTGCAAGATTCAACGCATAAGAAGCACACAAGAGGCGTAGCGAAGGATTGTTGAGAAGCAACCAATCAGACCAGAGCACCGAAATAAGAGAAGACTTTCCATGCCGTGGAGGCATGTTCACAAGAAGCTTTTTTATTTGACCTGAAGAAACGGCTTGTAGATGCTCTGCAATAGCGTCAAGATGCCAACCCGCTACAAAAGGCCGACCAGGTTCTATAACATGCCAGGCATCCTTCACGAATAACGCAAAGGAACGCCTGGCTTTTTCAGCCTGTATAGATTGTCGATTTACAAGAGCTACCATACGAAGCCTACCTTTTTTGAGAATGATTCTCACTTCTAAGTATAACGTAAAAGTTATGAAAACTCAAGTATGTATAACCTATACGTTATGAGTGAAGACAAAAAAAAGAGCAAGGCGCGCGGCCCTGCCCTTTGCAAATGACAGCGAAAAATATTCCTATATTATTCCTGATCGAATTTATGAACCTCAAGGGCCATAATATCGATCTCTGGATCTTTTATAAGAATCACCTCTTCGCATGGATCGTGATTCTCATTCAACACGATCTTATCCTCGGTATCGTATGGATGATACCGGATAACTGCTTGATTCAGTCCTCTGGCATCCAGCGAAATATCAATGTGAAAAATATTGTCAATATCCTCGCCTGATTCCACATCAGCAACCTTCAACATATGACCGGAAAGCGCGAAAGGCTTACTCACAATCCGAATACGTCGATCATAGTATTTATCCATCTTCATTCCTTCGCCTCTCTTTCTGACCAATCAGCTTTTTCAATCTCTTTCTCCAGACGCGCTATTTTCTTCTGATAATAGTCGTTCCCTGGATGCTCCTTGAGTTGCTGCTTATAGTGCGCAAGCATTCGCTTTCGATCTCGCTGTGCACGCTCACGAGCATCAGCTTTTCTCCGCTCAACGTACTCACGCACCAATGGCACACCTAATGGATCTTTTTTCAATTCTGCAAGAAGCCAGACATACCGTTCAGGTGTTGGCTTACGCTCTGCTTGCTGAACAAGGTCTGGCCACCACACACGAGCTTCTTGCATCAACCAGACATAAATCCCGCTACTCATGACCTCTTTTCTCGCTTTCTGGCAGATGTGCTGCCTCAAAGGCTTCTGACTTCTCAATCGTCCAGGTCGCACACCCTACAAGTTTCTTGAGATCATCCAGGCTCATTATCCAACAATCGTGCCCCACATCATGCCCTGTACCGCTCTCATTGTCCCATTCCTCTTCCCATGTCCGCATGAGTTCGACACGGTTTCCACTCACCTGCACTGTATAGGTGATTTCTGTTTGGTCGGGGTCCATGCCAATAAACTCACGGGTTGCCATGCGCTTTCGCTGTTCTTTATTCATATGAATTGTACCTCTTTCCCAGCAGGGGTATATAGGTGATTGGATAGCACTGGATACTTAACTATCCAATCACTTCACTTTCGGCTTCGATCTTCTTTTTCCAGGTTGAGGCCGTCGTGACAGAGCATCCAACTTTCCTCGCAATTGCATTTGCTGAAAGTGTTGAGTCTTCTGCTAACACGGCTCTAATCGCTTCCTCACGAGTCGATTGGATAGCACTGGATACCTGACTATCCACCCTATCCAATTGACTATCCAGGGTATCCAATTGCCTATCCACTGACTGGATAGGCGAATACTCATCCTCGGGTTTTTGCGGTTCCAGGCACGCAAACGCCAGCGGATCGGTAAACCTATTGGATAGCACTGGATACTCATTGGATAGGGTTGCATCCACCTGGATAGTCAGGCGTTCAATCTTCGAAAGCATCTCCTGAAATTTGCTCTCGGCAACGGCTGGCAATTCCTGAACAACAGGAATTGCTACCGGCAACGCTTCAATTTTCCGGTCCAGGTCCGCCAATTGTTCCTGGATCACTTCGATCGCCGAGGCCTCAATCACTTGCGCCTGGTCATTCACCTTGGGGGCTGGGCGCATCGCCCCTGCT